ATAAAATAACAAACGGAGTATACGTTTATGAGTGATATAAGATTATTTCAATTTAGTAATTATGTACGCCCTAAGTTAAAAGTAAACAAAGCGCGTAATTGGGTATTGAACGGCGACAAAAATAAATTCTATCAGTATATTATAGATAGGAATAATGGGAGTCCTACTAATGCAAGTATAAACAATTCATATAGCGACTTAATTTATGGAAAAGGATTAGCTGCAAAGAATGCTAGTATCAATTTAAAAGACTGGACTAAGTTAGTTACCATATTAAAGCCCGAGGATTTACAGGCTATTATAAAAGATTATCAGATTTTTGGTGAATGTTCTTTCCAAATTGTTAAAACTAAAGGTAAGGAGTTATCATCTATTAATCACGTGCCTAAAAATATGGTAGTACCTTCGATGGAAAACGATGAAGGTTTAATTGAATCTTATTGGTTTTGCAAAGATTGGACTAACACTTATAAAAATGAGCCTTTAGAATATGACGCGTATGGCTCAGGCTCTAAAGATGAAATATACGTAGTTAAACCTTACATTGTAGGTGCTGAATATTTCGGACAGCCAGACTATTTGAGTGGTTTGATGTATGCTGAAATGGAGGAGGAGATTGCAAACTTAAACATCTCATCTATACGCAACGGATTAAGTGCGGGTTACATTGTAAATGTTCCAGGGGGTTTTAATTGGGAATCCGAACAAAAGAATAAACTAGAAAATCAAATAAAAGCGAAACTATCAGGCAGTAGTAGCGCTTCGAATTTTATAATAAACTTTGCAGGGCAGGATTTAGAAATAACAGTTATTCCTTTTCCAACGAACGAAAATGTACACAAACAGTGGGAGTCTTTAAATGATACATCTACTCAAAAGATACTAACAGCTCATAGGTGTACATCTCCTTCTATTGTTGGTATTGTATCGAGTTCAGGATTTAGTAATACCGCTGATGAAATGGATACGGCAGAGGCTCAATTAATTAAAAGAGTTATTCAGCCCAAACAGAATCAAATTTTAAACGCCTTACAAGAGGTTTTAGTGGATAACGGTATAAACTTAGAGTTATACTTTAAACCCCTTACAGATGAAGTTAGTACGCCTGTGTCAATGTCTAGCCACGAATCACCTAATGCAGATTGTTTAATTCAATTAGGTGAAGATTTAGATGATAGCTATGAGGTTATTTCAGACGAAAGATGCGATTCTATTACATTAAGGGAAAGTGATTTAAACACCTTCTTTAAGTTTGCTAGTGTCCCCGTAACACCCCGTAAAAATTCAGATCAAGATACAAGTATATTTAAAATTAGATATAAGTACTCGGGTAGTAATACAGGAGAAAGGGATTTTTGCAATAAGATAATAAATGCAGATAAACTATATAGAGCTGAAGATTTAGATTTTAATTCAAATTATAATGAAGATTTCGCACCAAAAGGAAAGAATAGTTATAATGTTTTTTTGTTTAAAGGTGGTGTAAATTGTAAACATTGGTGGCAACGTGTTATTTTGTTAAAAAAGGATAACGGAAAGATAAGCGTTAATCAGGCTAGGAAAATGATTTTAGAGTTAGAACCTTCGGAGCGTAAAGACGCGATGTGGGAAGCTAATGACCCTAGGGTGGCTGTAACAGCAAGCCCTTTTAATAATTGGTGGAGTTTAGACCCTACATATAGAAAATAATATGGCTATAAAACTATTTATAACACCGCAGGAGTTGACTGAAAGCACTATCATAAGTGGCAACGTAGATTTTGATAAATATACCTTCAGCATTGAATTTACGCAAATAAGTATTATCGAGCCTTTGTTGGGGTCTGAATTGTATGATAAAATAGTAAGCGATTTCCCGACTTACGCGGGTGACTATTCAACTTTATATACTGAATTTATAAAGCCAATTACAAAGTATGCAGCTGCGGCTAATTATATCTCCGTAGCTCCTTATATATTATCAAATGGTGGATTGTATAAGCACTCCCCTGAGAATGCGGAGGTAGTTTCTAAAGATGAAACAGATACTTTAAGTGATAAGTATAGCGCGATGGCTCAAATGTATATACAGCGCTTTGAGAAATGGATATGTAAGAACCCATTAACAGAATATAAGCGATATCAGGATGAAGTAGACGCACAAGATATTAGTTTAACAGCGGGCTGGCACTTTGGCGGTAGTATAGGTCTTACAGAAGATGAACTAGGATTTGAAAGGAGATATAGATGAGCGAAGTATTGACAGCTAGTATAGGTAGACCTTGTAAGGACTTGATTGGGGGAGTACAAAAAGTATATTTATTCCCTTATGTGAAATATTCGAGGACTCAGATAACAATTATAGGGCAGGAAGTTACTTCTTTCCCAACAACAACGGCTTTTGAAGTGTATTCTAGCAGTACAAACTACTCAGAATCAACTGAAATAGAAGGGGGAGATGTCCTTTGGAATCAAAGTTTTACCATTGAAGTGCCAAAAACAGCGTTTACAAATCAACTGTATCGACTTGTAAAACAAGATTACAGGGCAATATTCGTAGACAGGAACAACAACGCCAGGATATTAGGACTTTATAATGGTTTAGAATCATCTATAACCAACGAAACAGGGGGCGACCGCGCTAGTTTTAATGGCTATAAGGTATCATTTACTGGAAAAGAGTCGAGACAAGCTCTTTGGATGCGTGGATGGGTAGATACTGGAGGTGGAGGAGTTGAGGTAAACCCTCAAAACTTTTATTTATTTCAAGATGGAAACTACTTTTTATTTCAAGATGGAAACAATTATATATTTAATTAATTAAAATAATGGCAAATCAAAAATTATCAGATAAAGATTATCATTTAGACCCTGTAAATTCCGATTTCATTCATTCGGTAGATATTTCAGATACAACAGATTCAACTGAAGGAACTTCAAAAAAATTAACTTGGGCAACTATTAAAGACACGCTTTTTAGTTTCTTGAAATTAAGAGACGTAAACGATAGTACTTACGTAGGGAAGACAGGATTTGTACCCGCTGTGACTTATAATAGTTTAGGAGTTCCTGAATTAAAATTAACTACACTACCGACTTACACAGATTTGTTAGGTGGAAATGCAATTATAAGAGGCGGTGTCATATATTCTGGAAGCGGGTTAGATTATACTATATACGCATCTAAATATATAATTAACAATCAGGTTTATACTGATTATGTATCAGACACTGTTACTTTAAGCGATGGGGATGCAACAAACTCCCGAATAGATGTATTTGCCGTAGAAATAACAGCAGATGATCCTCCAGTGGCTTCTATTGTTGTAGTTGAGGGAACGCCAGCCGTATCACCTATAAAGCCCTCATTAAATCTATCTACCCAAGTGGAAGTTAGTTTTAAATTGGTGTTAGATAATGAGACAACAGACCCCGACTTTACAGCAGAATTAATTTACAATGAAAATCTAGGCGAAACTGCGGAGTGGGATAATATATTACTAGCCACTTCAGGGAATTTAAGCTACACAACAGCTCCATACAACGGAACTTATAGTTTGTATTTACCCGCTACAACTAGCGGTACTACTAAATGGCAAAAGGATGCGATGTTTGCACACGACGCAGAAGGTAGTTTAAATTTTGCTATGAAATTCCCCGAAGCGGTAGAAACTAACCCTAAAATTGAATTAGAATTAATTAATAGTTCCGATTCTAAATACTTTAGATTTGTATTAACAGTTGAAAGTTTGAGGGATTACGGTTTTGATGTCACTAGTAATGCTTGGCAATTAATTAGAGTACCTTTAAATGAGTTTGTTTCAGACAGCAGAGTACCTCCTACGGAATACGATATTTTAAGTATTAAAACTATTAAGAGTCCTGTTATAAACTTAGATGTTATTAATATAATAGGTGGTGTAGTAAACCCTACTAATGCTCAATCTGTTTTAGAAGTTGTGGCGGGTACTAATGTAACTGTAGATAGTTCAGACCCATTAAGACCTATCGTATCAGCTACAGGGGGGGAAGGCATTTATAATACTAAAGTATCTTTAACTGCAGCACAGGTTAAAACGCTTTTTTCAGTACCAGTAGTATTAGTTCCAGCACCAGGAGTGGGGAAAGCTATAATACCAATAAGAATCTCCATAAAAATCAATTTTAATTCGGTAGCTTTTAATGCACCTTTATCTACATATATAATAATAGATACTGCTGCTTATAGAGTTGCACAAGTATCTCCTACTGTTTTAAATTCCTCAAGTGATCTTTTTGATTTAACACCTCTTGAATATGCCGCTTCAACTCAAATTGTCGAAAATAAAGGTTTATTAATCCAAAATACTACATCAGACCCAACATTAGGAGATGGATCAGTAGATATTTATATAACCTACCAAACAATAGATATATAACGGATCAGCTTGGGTATCAGCTTAAAAATATAAATATGGCATCAATACAAACGAGTAATTTAAAAGATAGAATTAAAAATGATACTTTCAGTAGTGTATCGTTCACCTTTGCGGATGGAATCGGAGACCCAATAGACTTGACAGATGCAGCTATAAGATGTCAATTTAGATATCGTAGTAAAACAGGAACGCCTGTAAAAACAATTCAATCAGGTTCAGGTATTACGGTTACAGATGCTGCAGGTGGAGTATTAGAAATAGATGAGTTTACTCCTGTAGATTGGGCGGTGGATAAATACTACTATGATATTCAAATAAATTTTAGCGATGGGCGTATTAAAACATACGTAGAAGGTTTAGTGAATGTAATTCAAGACGTAACGACAGCATAATGGAAGAAATACAAGTAACAGTAGTAGAT